GCTTAAAGAGGGACGGATGCCGCTCAAGAATCTTGGCGACTATTACGCATATATGAAAGTCATGTATAGAAACCTGCAAGAGATAGGTGAATCAACGGCCAGACTCGGTGCTCAGGATACGGTTCTAGCTGCAACTGGTAGTGTTGCTGAAGCTAATTTGGCTGGCTTAGAGACCCTGAACTTTGGCAGGCACGGGGCCGATCCATTAGTGAATGCCATTACTTCCATGATACCGTTTATGTCTGGTCAGATTACTGGGACCGACGCCTTTGTACGAAGCTGGACGGGCTCTCCCGATGCTATAGGGAAACACGCAGTAGATCCTAACATGACCGACGAAGCTGCCAACGCACTCAAATTCCGCATGTTGAACCGTGCCGCGTTTGCGGCCATGTCGCTCTTTGTCTATTACATGATGGTGCGTGACGATGAGCACTACAAAAGAGCCGGGGAAGTTGAGAAAATGAACAACTTCCTTATCCCGGTGGGTGATAAATACTTCAAGGTGCCCACCTCCTTCGCAGCCGGGGCTCTTCTCAAGTCGATACCAGAATCTATTCTTAGATTGATAGACGAGGAGGATTATACGCCAGCGGATGTTAGTAAAGAGGTTTATGATCAAGTCAAAAACAACCTTGGTTTCCATGTCATGCCACAAATCATGCGTCCGATGTGGTATGCCATGCAGAACAAGAATGATTTCACGAGAGAGCCTATAGTTCCTAGCTACATGGAAGACTTGCCTTCGGAGTACCAAAAAACCCAATACACAAGCGATTCAGCGACACTTTTGGGAAATATGTTCGGCGTACTTCCAGGCGTTAAGACTCTTTCGTCTCCCATGAAGATGGAGTACATGATCAGGCAATACTTCGGGCAAGCGGGTATGTATGCCATGCTTGTTAGTGACCGTATTGCCAGAGAGTATACCGGGGAAAATATAGTTGGTACTCGCTACGACTGGGCTCCATCGTCCCTGTTAACCGGAGAAGGAATCGAAAACGTCCCCGTTATAAGCGACCTTGTGGGTGACTGGAGAACAGGGAGGGGGAATGTAGATAAGTTTTACGAGCTTAAAGACGAAGTTGATATCTATGTGTCCGTACTGAATAAGCTCAGGAAAGAGGGCTCTCCAGAAGAAGTACAAAAATGGATTGCAGACAATGTGGATACGCGCAACTACCGTAGTAAAGTGAATGCCTTCGGGACGTATATGGATCGGTGGCGTCAACGCAGGGACAACTTGCTGAGAAGCACTTGGATCACCGAAGATCGTAAGCGCGAACTCCTCTTCGATATGATAGAAGAACGTGACCGTATCTTGGATGGCCTGACTAGCGTTAAGGCCGGGATGAGAGGATTAGAGCCACACAATTGGGAAAGGGCCGTAATATGATTGAGATTGTAAAAGACGAACGAGGATCTCTTAGTGCAGCCCGTGTATTTTTGGCTGTATCATTAGTGTTTACGGGTGTAATCATTGTTCTTGATTCCACCGTATGGGAGGTTCCCGAATCTGTTTACAGCCTTCTAGGTGGATTAGCGGTAGGGCTTGTCGCATGGGCCGGAGGTCCAAGGGTGGCACAGTACCTGGGTCCACAAGTAGCAGGTGTAGCGTCGGGTATTGCTCAAGCAGTCAGGGGTCCACGACAACCTGAATTGTTAGACAACGATGTAAAGTTTAGAGAACATGACGAGAAGTGATTGGGTCACACTTTGTGATACTCGACTCAAGAATCGTGGTGTCACGAACTTCAGTGCGCTAGAGATCTGCGATGTAGGGCGCACCGCATATGGGGTAGCTCTAGATGCTCCTCCTATAGAAAAGCTGTGCAACGCATTCCAGTTAATTGATGTCCTTGAATGGGTACGCAATGCCGATGGTGTAGCACCGATTCTGGTCAACAGTTGGTATCGTGACCCGGAGTACAATGAGACTATCGGCGGTGTGTCTCATTCTATGCATATCACGTTGGGTGCAGCAGACATCGTCAAGATTGGGTGGGAACCGTCAGATATGGCGGATCTCTTGGAGAATTCTCCTTACAAGAAGCTATTAGGCGTAGGTCGCTACGAATCGTTTACCCACGTTGATGTGAGGGGTATGATTGGTAGACCGTCGCCAGCTAGATGGGGTACATCATGAAACGCAACCATGGAATAAGAAGCTTGAGGGGCTACCAGCAAGGTGATCTTGTTGAAGATTCCCCCGGCTGGTGGGGACGGCATCGTGAAAGGGAGCGTCAAAAGGCACGACAATCATCAGAACCCTCACCTTCCTATGCAAGAATACCATTCTTAGGTACACCAAGAATACCGCTTTTTCTCAAGCAGTTTGCTGGGGACTTAGCTGGCAATTTCCTTCGTGATCGTGGCATGGAAGGGCTTGGTGATTTTGTAGGCAGCAGAGAAATCAATGCTGGTGACCTTAGCCCCGCTGAGTTTAGGGCATTACAGGAATCTGTGCTTAGGGCCATGGAAAGAGGGGGTCCGAATGCGGCCCTCACTTACGATGATTATGGGCTGGACGATCTTGCAGATTATGTTTCGGTTGTTGCTGGTGGCGCAGTACCGCAGAAAATGCAAGGTGAAGTAGATGCAAGAAAGGAAGAGTGGGTACAAGGATTACGCGATCAGGGGCTAAGTTTTGAACAAATTGAAGAGCTTTACGCGCAGGGTCCGTTCGCTCGTGCAAAATCCGCTCAGTCATTAAAAGATCTTGAGGGTGGTCAGGGTCCATTAGAAGCACTGCTGTCTTCTCCTGCGGCATTTTCTCTAGCAGGAACCATTGGTGGCGCAGGTATACGCAAAGATCCAGAGACTGGCGAATATTGGATCGAAGATGAATACGATTTTAATGATGCCGCAACCTTACCAGAGGATGCCAGTTTCTGGGCAGACGCTGCGAAAGAAGGGTTCCTCCCTACGCCCGGCAATCTCTACGGGCAAGCTCGTAATCTTGCAAAGTATTACGGCAGTCAGCCCGGAGAGGGTAGTGAGGTACGAATCAATTTAGGAACCTTGGAAAACTTGCATGGCGATGCTGCACCCGGAGAAGAGGGTAGGTTAGCTAGAGGTCTTGGTTGGCTGGGAGGCTTATTCGGCAGAGATCGTGATGTAGAGGTGGCTGAAGCAGAGCCTAGACGGGCTCCAGTTGCTGCGCCTCCAGTTGATGAGTTGGCAGAACTGAGGGCAAGACTGCAAACATTGCAAGACCCACGCATTCAGTAATGAATAATGGATTGTCCTCGTTGTGGTTCAGATAATATTAGTGGTGAGGGATATTTTGTGAGGCGGTTCTGCTGGTTGTGTGGTTGGGATTTCAGCAAAGGATCAAGGATCTGTGAGCGGTGTCACAATGAGGTAGAAAAGGACGAGGACTGCTCTGTTTGCAAGGAAGACCCTACTGTGGGATCAGCAGATTGGAATCCAGAGGATGATGAATGAAACATATAGTTGTGTGCGTAGGAGACACGCATTGTGGCTCCACGGTTGGGCTGTGTCCCCCCGAAGGACTAGAGCTAGATGATGGCGGAATGTACGAACCCAATAAGTCCCAGCATTGGTTATGGGATAATTGGGAAAAAGCATGGGCTGTAATCAAGTCCGTTAAACGCAAGAATAGAAAAGCCAAGCTTCACCTGATACTCAATGGTGATCTCATTGATGGAGATCATCATCGTACTACCCAGATTGCGAGTGGATTAACGGGCATACATATGAGGTGCGCGTTGGAATCACTCAGGGTTCCACTGGCACTCAAGCCCCAAACTATCCATATCCTCAGAGGTACACCTAGCCATGTAGGTAGGGCAGGTGGAGCGGAAGAAGGGATCGCACGGGCACTCAGTGCCCAAGGCTGGAAGGTTAAGGGAGATCCAGACACTGGAAATAAATCATCGTACTCAAGGCTGATTCAGGTTGGCCCTGTTTTGTTCGACATCAAGCACCACGGAAGGATGGGAAGACGGGCGCATACCAAAGGTCCATACATTAGATGGTTCGCTCAAGACATCTTTTTCAACTACATGATGGACCATGAGGAGCCACCTGATGTAGCTGTGCGTAGCCATTTCCACCAGTTCGCTGACAGTGGAAGGATTCATAAAGTGAAGACGAGAGCCGTGGCACTCCCGGCCTGGCAACTTGCTACGGAGTATGTACATAGGGTGGCTGAGTCCTTGGCTGACATTGGACTTGTATGGTTTGAGGTTGATGATGATGATTATGATATGAAGACCGTACTTTATAAGCCCAACAGGCCAACGACTGTGGAGGTGTAGGTGGGACAGATCACTGAATCAGAACTCCTTCAACAGGTCAGAGATGCCTTAGACTTTACCGAAACAGAAGATGGTGCCATGTCTGTATTGGAACTGGCAGAATCCCTTGATATAAGCCCCCACGCTGTACGGACTAGACTAAGAACGCTTATTGCATCGGGATCAGTCGAGCTTGTTCGCGTAAGACGCACATCATTACACGGGGTTGTTCAAAGAAGAGTGGCTTACCAAGCTGTTAAGAAACCAAAAGATGAAAGTTAAAGAGATTGCGATAGTTATCGGTGCCCTGATTGTTCTTGGGTTCGGGTTCAACTACTTCGATTCCTCAAAGGCTGATGCATTGATCGCAGAGGAGAAGGTTAGGGTACTTGAGCTTGAACGTGTCGAGCTTGAAGAGCAGGTCGAAGAAGCTGCCCAGGATTACGAAATACTGAAGGATAGCCTTGATCAAGCCCATGATTCTATTGCTGAGATCAGGACAGAGTCCATCCAGAGGGCCTCAGATGCCTCTATAAGCTTTGAGGAGGGTGTAGGGGTACTCAGGGATAGCCTGGAAGCTTACGAAGGCTTAGGGATTATTCTTGATAAGATTGAATATGATCACAGAATCGAAGTGCAGGCTTATCAGGAGCAGGTAGAAACACTTGAGGCTGACAAAGCCCTCCTCTGGCAACGAGTTGAGGCACTTGATTCAATGTGGATCAGGGAGCAGGAAGTGAATACCGCCCTCAGAAGAGAGGTCGCTGCACTCAACGAAGAGTCAGACGCATGGAAAGCAATAGCCACTCCCAGCATCATAAGTAGAGTTGGTCGAGCGGTGCCCTATGTTCTAGCGGGAGTTGCAATCGGCTCACTTCTAAGCTCCAATCGTAGCCCCATGTAAGTTGATGGGATACATTGGGAAACATATGAATATTTTTACCATGTGTTGCTGTGAAGTCGGTAGTTCCAATTGTTGTTGCCTTCTTGGTGGGCTGTGCGAGCCTGCCCTCAACCACTGATCAATATAGAATAAGACTATCTATTCAAAATGATTCGTGGGAAGCATCCCGTGCGCGTGTACTATGCGGTGATGGAACGCACATAACGAACATCAATGGACTAACATTCGTTCAAGTAACGAATCGAACAATCCGAATACCACCCCATTGTGAGTCGATTAGACTAGTGGTGATGGGCTATGGTATGGAATCGACATCGGACAGCAGAGTGGTTATAAGCAGTGAACTGGTATGTGCCCGCATCAATTCACTGATGCAGACGGTGTGGAATATTGGCTGTTAGTCGGCAGCTTAACCAGAAAGCCAGGTGTTTTATCACCAACCCATGATCCAAGCTGGTTGTATTCGTAGAACTCTACAGCTTCTTCAAGTGTCAGCCCGTCATCTACAAGCTTATCTATAACCCCGTCTTTATCATAAAGAACAATGGGTTCAGTCCCGAATCGCTCTAATACACCTACGACACAATCATCATAGCCGTCCATCACCACCACTTCTTCAAGTCCCAATTCCAGCAACTGTTCCTTCAGTGCCATATTAAAGATACCAGTCCTTAGAGTCATCGACATGAAGTTTATTGTACACCCAATGGGTGTGCCCAGCCAACCATCCGTATTTGGCGGCGTAACGCAAGGCTACCAGGGTGGACGCCCCTAGTATCAATGTGAGTGCGCCAATCCTAGCTAACCTTTTACCCCCTAACACCGTTACCTCCTTGCATTAACTCGTTGTAGTCAAATCGTTTCGTCAGAACATCATGTATAGTAACAAGGTCATCCTCAAAGCCAAGTATGACATGGCCTGGAACGCTACAGAATGCGTGACTTGGTATCTCCGTGCCGTGAAGCACGAACGAAATACCTTTGTTGGTTACACGCCATACGCCAGAGGATCTCTTGGAGGTGTCAGTATTCTCTTGCCTTTCAACTAAGTTCCAGTAGGCGAGCCTGCCAACCTCGTGACCCCTGTCAATCTCCGCAGGGATCTTGGCAATGTGGGTCCACTCTCCCATCCGGTTGGCTACGAGCCAGCAGAGTACTCGTGCCATGCCTGAGTTAAGCACCCGGCGATAGACACGGATGTTTCCTCCGCAGCACTTGCACTTCTTTGAGCCTTCTGCCGACATCTGCCTCAACTGTGAAACAGTGTAGTGGTTATCGAACAAAGGCTCGTTAAACAACGATGTCTGAACGAGCATCACTCACTCCTTTTTCCAAATCGCTTCTCCATACGCTGCTTCCAGTACCAGCTATAATCGATCCCAGGCACACGCTTTGGTTTGTTGCCCTCTATTCGGTTTAGTGCGTCCAGAATTCCGGCCTTAGTTGGTTTGATATCGATGGCATCAATCAATGCAACTCGACTGTCTTCAGGTAATGAAACCGCATCAGTTGATCCTTCCCACTCTCGCTTGCATTTAGTAGCATCAGCCTTGTTACTGAAGTATTGATAACCATGATTACCCGACATTGATCGCATTAGCGACACTGCATAAAACCTCATAACTCCTCCTTTAATTCCACCAGGGCTTTGTCTTCGGGGCTTTCAATCGCTCCTTCTGGCCCGTGAAGTCATAGCTTTCGATAATGTCCTTAAACATCTGGGTGACGGTAACACCCCTGCTTTGCGCCTCTCGCCTTATCATGTTGAGAATTGTCCGCTCAAGACGCAGCAGGAATGCTTCCTTAGAAGGGGAGACCGTCATCCTCTTCCTCTTGCTCAACGGGCTCCTCAACAGGCTCCTCAACGGCAGCCCCATTACTCTGTTTAAGCTCCAGCCTTATGAACTGGTAAGGCTTGCCGCTTTCACGGCCCTCTCGCGCCCACATAGCCACCTTGAGCGACGGCATTGTGCCACTCTTGGCTTCCTCGACCATAGCCTTGAGGAAGGGACGAGTAAATTCAACGACACCTGTCATGCTTGGGTGCTTAGAGGTTGTCGCAAACCTGTTCTCAAAGATAGAGAAATCCAGTTGGGGTTGATCGTCGTACTTGGTCGCCATTAGTTGGCCTCCTTGGTTTCATCGTTAAGTTTAAGTAAGGGTTGTTTTGTTTGTTGTAGTGTGTCGATAAGCGACATCATCTTCTTAACATCAAGGGATGTTACCGCAGTTTTGATTTGAGCTTTGGTAGCATCATCCGGTATCCATCCAGCGTCGTTCAGCGTGTGGGTTAACTCAATCAACTTGTCCTTCAGACCATCGGCGTCCCACTCCACCACGATCTCCTCTGGAGCATCAGCCTTCTTCTTGGCGGCTGGCTTCTTTCTCTTGGGCCGCTTCTTCTTGAGGGTCTGCGGATCATCCGCTATAAGGTTAGGCGGAACGTCTTCGCCGCTGTACAAATAATGTCCTAAACCCAGACTTGCCAGACATTTTACCAAGCAACGCATTTTTGCATCAGAAATCTGTCTGGCGTCAGGGCCAGTAGGTCTGCCATCAGCACCAACGGTGCCTACAATAGCATTGTTCCGGTAATCCATAACCGGAAGCCACATCTCTCGCTTCACATCACCGATAGTGATCGAACAACACACGGAACATGAGCTATCTTCGTAAGTTGTAACATCCCGTGTTACACCATCCTTGTCAGTCATACCGTGCCACTTGATGGTAAGTTCAGGATAGTGGGTCATGGCATACGCCCAGGCGTTGGCCCATGACAGATAGCTCAATTCGATAGTGCCCTGTCTCCGCTTCTCAACGTGTTTACTTACGTCGATAGAAGACAGAGTTTTCCAAATCTCACCTGCGGTTGGATTGCTCACCTGCTCCTCCTCTCCATTGTGGACAATGATCTGATACTGGACACCAACCCTCGCAACGCACGAACTTCGTGCCCCCTTCTTGAATTGAGAAAGCTCTCCCAGGCTTCTCTTTTTGGTTGATATAATTGGCGGCTTCGCTCAGTGAGTCGAACGACTTTGGTTTAAGCCCCCCACCAAACACTGTGTAGCCCCCTCGCGCCCATCGCTCTTCGGGGGTACATGGTATGGTGTTCTCCATGGTGTGGACCCTTACACGGCCTGCTACGAAGTCATCCTGCCGTTCAGGACGCCACAGTGGCACCTTGATTGGAACGATGGGGCTCTGTGGGTAGTCTCTCTTCGCTTCTGCACGAGACTTTACCCAGTCACGACACAACCCCACAATAGTGAGGCTCGTAGCGGTGATGTCGTTCTGTCTAAGCAACCAAGCATAGATGTTCAGTTGCTGTTCCCAGTCGGTCTTCAGACCTTTCTGAATAGTAAAGCGGCTCGTCACCTTGTAGTCGGTAACAGCACCATCATCGTCCAGAAGATCTATAGCTCCTGAGATCTTCATTCCTTCACATTCAGCAAAGAACCTTTGTTCTCTAACCTTCCCATCATCAAACCACCCAGTGCCATCGCAAGAATTGCAGGGAACACAGCGAGCCCCTCTCGTCCACGCCTTCATTTTATCCCAAATCGTTATTGGCCTCCGCCACGATGATTCATGTGTGACTTCCCCCGACCAGCGTTCTCCAGTGCCATAACACTGTTCGCATTTCGGTCTCTGTTCTAAAATGGCATGAACGCCCTTGCCTAAGAGCTTCCACCACTCATCACGCACATCACTTGTGATGGTGTCCTCATGCTTGTTATAGAGCCTTACGATCTGGGGTGGCTTCAACAACTCCGTAGCGGAGAAGTCAGCATCCCCCTTGCTGTATGGATCATTCTCAATCGCCCTGACAAAAGCGTCAGGTGCCTGCCAATGATTGGTTAAATGCATTTACCCTACTCTCCTCCTCTTAATTGCCCATCCTCCCAAATCCAGTAGTCTGCGAAAGACTTAATCTTTTCAAGGGCCGACTCCATGTCTCGTATACCGTGATCTAGACCAGTGTGACTCAAGATCCCTGCCATAAGGCAAGAGTCACAATCTTCTTCTGGCCAATTACATCCGCCTTTCTCATGGGGTGCGAAGTAGTCCTCCCACTTTGCTTCGGGATCAACATATCTCCGCTGGTTATGAAAGATCACCCAAAGCCTGTCTCGTCTGTGCCAACATTCGACTACATGGTCGAGTTGGTCACCCATAGCCTCAACCTGAGCAAGGGCGGCTTTTCGATAGCTTTCTTGAGTTGAAGCTGGACCCTCTTTCAAACTTTTTTTGATTACATCATCTACAGAGCAACCTTCCTCATTGGCAAGAGTCTCATTGAATACTTCTTGAGTAAGCTTGCGTCGTTCTTCGGCACTCACGGTTGGATCATTGCTAGAGGATGGCTTTTCATATCTGTTTTCGTATTCCAATACCTTGATTATATCCTCTATAGAGGAGCCTTCCTCGACTGGAAAATCTCTCGTACCCAACCAATCCAGTGGATCGTCTCCGGGTATGCCACCACTCATATCATAATCGGTAGGTGTTTCTTCTGGATTAAGTACGACTACGCAGGTGATTGGCTTTGGATCAACCGCAGGATGTATAACCGTAGGTGGCACTTCAACCACCATAGTTCTGTCTGTCATTTTTCGTGAGCCTTCATGTCTCCTGACACTGAGGTAGCAGACTTAATTCTGGCTTGCCACTCAGCATGCTCCATCAGTTCATAAACAAACCAGTCCGCCCACTCAGCATACGTCTCTAATTCGTCATCACTGTAATCTTGCCACCAACCATCAGTCTCTCTGCAGAATGTTTCCGCATCCTTAAAGTACCATTCGCTATCAAGATATTTTAAGTTGGGTATTCTTTCTTTCTCACTAACAGAAGCAAGCCCTGCCTGACATAGGTCTGTCGCTAAGTCTTCGGCCTCATCCTCATTGTCAGCTTCAACGACTGCTGTCCAGTAGTCTTTTGCTATAACCGTTACTTTAAATTTAGGCATCGTTTCACCTACTCCAAGGGTTGGAGGAAGCACTGTCTGCTTTCACTACAAAATTCATTGATGCATCTAGTCGGTTCAGATCTCTGAACGCAAGCGTTTTCTTATTCGCTATCTGGCAGAACATCTTAGCGACATCGTTCTTTGGATAGAACAGAGTGTTGCCATAGACATCTCTCTCCTCGACTGCGACCACCAAGATCTCTCCATCGTTAACACCACTCATACTTCAGCCCCCTTAAAGCTAGTAGTAATCTCTCCAGAATTTCTCACCTTCACTTCATTGATCCGGTCAAGCCGGAAGTACTTAGGATGAAGGTCGCGCAAGCAGTACGCCTTGAAGCACCAGTAACCTGCTTGTGTCTCAAACATATGTATCGGGATCATGCGCCTGATGTTGTTGACTGTCTCGTCAGGGTTTTCCCTAGTGTATCTGATTGTCACTACACCTAATCCCTGCATTTCATTCGGTAGTGGGTCATCATCAAAGTCTACCCTGCTTTCTGCATTAGCTATGCACACAGGACCAAGCTCTTCGATGAAGTGATCCAAGTTCTCAGACCATTTCATCAGGCACTCTGCTCCAATAATCTCCGGTACTTGTGAAGGAGATCCTCCGAATCACTGTTAAGCTCATCTGCATACACCTTGATGAGCATTGTCTGAGCTTCACCAAATCTCTGTATGATATCGATTTGATCTAGGATTTTTTCGTAACACTGAATCACAGATTTATCTGCTAACTCTATAGCATCGGTACGATCTTGTAATTCTCGCACAACCACGGCTAACTCATAATCTTCTATGAGTCTTTCTAGTTTAACGCGCTGTCCTTCAGTCATACTCTCTCCTCGTTGCGAGGGTTAATCGAAGTATGTTGGATTTTTTCCACTAGATACGCAACATCGAATGCGTCAGCGATGCTAAGGAAGCACACCTCCTCATCGTGACGCTTCGGATGGTCCTCCGCCAAGTCCCGGTCATACGGCCCAGACCAATACGTCACTCCGTCTCGGCGCGTCAACCGGAAAACTCTTTCTTCATCTTTCATGGTGTTTCTCCTCTTTGCGAGGGTCAATCGAAGTATGAAGGTAACACATCCTGTCATGGTGTCAACAGGTAAATCCTTGCTATAATAACTACCCTATTTAGATTGGGTAGTACACCAGTGAGGAGAGCGAATGAATCATAGTACCACCCTGACAGCAAAACAGTCTGCATTCTGTGCGTTCATAGTAGAGGGAGATAATCAGACTGATGCGTATATCAAGTCGCACGATGTGAAGAAGCAGTCACGAAGAGCTTCAGCAAATGAAGGATCTAAGTTGATGAGGATGGAGAAGGTGAGGAGCAGAGTCAGTGAGTTGAAAGAACAAAAGCAGAAGGCAAAAGAAACTCACAGAAAAATCTCTAAGGACTGGATACTGGACAAGTTACGAACCGAAGCCAGTGATGAAGAGAACAATGCATCAGTACGAGTCCGGGCACTGGAGATCTTAGCCAAGACTGAAAAACTTTTTGATGACAGCACTAACGTGACAGTAGTACATAGGTCTGCTGAAGAAGTAGAGAAGGAGTTGCAAGCTAGACTACAGGATCTGAACATCAAGTTGAATTGATATACCCTTTAAAAGAGTGCGGAGAACTAGCGCAGATGCTCTTTCTAAGGCGTGAACTCAGTGATTCCTAATGCAGAACTGATTGCTAGCGTCCGTACCTGTTAAACACAACAATAATTCTAGCCCTTGACAACTAGTAGTCTAGACTAGATAGTCTAGACAGGGCTAGAACTAGTTAACTGGTAGAAAGAACAACAGTTTGAGGGTTAGAGAGCTTAGTAGACTACTAGTAGACAGCCTGACGTCCGTACCTGACGTCCGTACCTAAATCACACACTAAATAATTGCACAAAATTGTGTGAGTTGGGGCACAAACTGAATGCAAACTTTAAAATCTGCATTCAAGTGGGCTAAAAAAGTTGTTGTCTTGCCAACATTGACAACGTGACACGTTTATACTATGTTAGTTCACGTTGATTGACAGTCGAGACACCATAAGGGGGGAAGTATGGAGCCAGAGTATCATTACTTTGCTAGCTCTGTGTTGCATTGGCGCACGAATAAAGATATTCGTGAAATGATAGCCGGCCTACGGGCCGGCTATCAGGTAGGTCTTGACAGAGTGACAATCATTATATAGGTTGATAGCGTCTCAACTACCTAAAGGGGAAGATATGAGACTCTTAACTGATGGAGCAAGCAATCCCAAGACGGCCAAGTCTACTGACTACGGCTTTTTAACTGGGATTCTGCACCTTGCGCCGCACATACAATCAGGATATCAAGTGTGTCCCTCGGCTAGTCCGGGTTGTGCGGCATCATGCCTCTATTTTCAGGGGCGGGGCCGTATGTCAACGGTACAACAGGCCAGAATAAGAAAAACGAAATTGTATTTCGAGAATCGGGAGAAGTTTCTAGCCGACCTGATAAAAGATGTTTCATCTTTAGTAAGGCGAGCGGATAAAAACAATTTAAAACCGTGCGTCAGGCTTAACGGAACGTCGGATATTAGATGGGAGAACACCGGCATCATGGATCTATTCCCATCTACAATTTTCTACGATTACACGAAGCACAAGAATAGGAAGAGACTTCCTAAGAATTACTCCTTAACCTTTTCGCGCAGTGAGGTTACCACTAATGCAGATTTAGATCAGGCAATAGGCAACGGAATGAATGTGGCCGTGGTATTTAAGGATGAGCTACCTGAGTTTTGGAATGGCTTGGAAGTTATTGATGGCACCACCCACGATCTAAGGTTCCTAGATCCTAGCCCGTGCATAGTGGGGCTAGTTGCTAAGGGCACAGCTAAAAAAGATTTGACGGGGTTCGTAGTTTCCCCAAGGATAGACCAATGAAAATAGAAGCGGTTGATTTTTGTGTAAGGGTTTTATATCGCGCTTCAAGAGACGCTTGGGTCTGTGGCGACGATGCGGAAGCGGAACGGCTATCCGCTTTAGCACATAAAACCCGACTAGACATGACTCGGAAAACCCCCTAGCTAGGGGCCGGCAGTAGTAAGGCCGGCCCCTAGTGCTTGCGCCCGTACCCACGCCCGTACCTAACACTAACTAAGAAATTAAATGCACAAAAAGAAAGAGTCGGTAGGCGAAACTATTACATCATTGATTTGGAGTATTGGAATCATCTTGCTGTTCCTTTTTGGTTTTGGAATTATCTAGGGGTTGACACCATGACAACATCATATTAGATTGATGCACGTTACTACTGCAAAGGGGGAACTGTGAAGGGAACAATCGATTGTTCTGTTTGCGGTGATAAGGTGGACCTGCACCTGCACCCAGTTACAGGAAAGGTTTACTGGGATCAGGGTCATAATGCGGAGCCGTTAACTAGTGGCCGTGCTTGTGATTCCTGCAATGATACTAGGGTTATCAATGCTCGGTTAGCGTTGATCTATATGAGGGATAACCCCCCATCACTAGCAAGTAACTAATGAGTCAGCTAGTGGTAGTTAATGATAGCCGGCGCGTTGCGCCGGCTATCATTAATAGTATGCCGGCCTTGCTAACGTCCGTACCCACGCCCGTACCTAGTATATATATAAAGATGGGCTACCAAATTGGTAGTGTTGGGGTGTTGACTTACGCTGACTGCAACATTAGATTGATGCATCAATAAACGCCACTTACCCAAGGGGGGAACATGGCAAGAGCAGCACTGATCAGCGGAAGCGCAACGGAAGCTCAGGTTCGGGCATCCGAAACGCCACCCGAAACGCGCACTCATTTACCACTACCTCATGGCGAGGTGATCGACATGGTAGACGATGTGATGCGTGGTCAACAGTGGGAAATTAAGGACCGCAGGTTCGGACTAGCTCAGGGAACAATCGGCTCGGAAGTTTGGCCGATGGCTAGGATGTTCGGAGTGATGATAATCGTTAGAGAGGATGTCATCACTGGCGGTGAGTATGAGGTAGCGATAGGAATCAGGAACGCTCACGATAAAAGAATGACTGCCGGCATGATTGCCGGACTATGCATCATGGTTTGTGAGAACCTAGATTTCTACGGTGACTTCGGAGCAAGTCACAAACACAGCGTCAACATCAGGCGGGAGCTACCTTCCCGACTCTGGCAGGCGGCTGGTCAAATCAGCCAACAGTTCAGTGATCATCAAGAGGTGATCAATTCTTATAAGGCTCGTGAGATTAGTGACACTGAAAGCCACGATCTAATTGTGAAGTGCGCTGACCGTGGCGTGTTCCCGTGGCAGTTCGGGGAGAAGGTTCTTAAGGAATACCGGAACCCAAGGCACGAAGCGTTTGAGGAACGGACAGTGTGGGCATTCAATAATGCTACCACTGAAATCCTAAAGGCGCGGAACACTAGGGAGCTACCGCAATCTATGAAACGCTTCCATGCTCTGGCATCGGACTTCTGCCAGAACTAAACAGCAAAAAGGGAGCCGGCCCAACGGGCCGGCTCCCTTTTTTTGTACCTACTACTCTGCTAACGTCCGCACCTGCGCAAGCTTAATAATATTTTCATTCGTGTATTGGCTTACTGCCACTGCGCTAATGATAGCCGGCCCGAAGGGCCGGCTATCATTTATAGTATGCCGGCTCTGCCGGCTTGCTAACGTCCGCACCTCGCTAACCCGAAGCCGAAGGCTTCGGGTTAGACGCCCGTACCTTTTTTTAAACCCCGCCGAAGGCGGGGTCTAACCCGCGCCCGTACCTCAGTTAACCGAAGCCGAAGGCTTCGGTTAACCTATGGAGTTGGGGCTACGCTAGTGCGCTTGTGAAGATTACATCCTGACATATCCGCTATCCATGTCATACCATCCCTCACCATGTGCTTTGCACTGGCATTCATAGCAACCATACACAGTACCTGTTAGATGATCGTTATAGATTGGACACGGCTTAATGAATGCATCACGGTATACTTCCCATACAGACATAGTATGTGTCCACTCACCATCCTTATCCGCACCCTGCCACTTACCACGTTCCTTCCAACACAGGTACAGGTGGTGAATGTCATACCGTAATTCATCTAACAAGCTTCTGATTCTTGGTAACTTACCCATCTTATTACTCCCCTTTGTAGGGGTGGTAGGGGGTGGCCTCATGCCACCCCCCTGTCTAATCAAACTGATGTATCAGCTAAGATCCAATGACCTAGTCGGCCATCGTGGCAATCCTTACAGATACGCTCGGGATTGTCACCTAGCTTCGGTGCATTCTCTCCGCAATCACTACACACTTCAAGGTTGCGGACTACAGGGGTTTGGCCTAGCTGACCCTCTGTAACTTGGATGAACTTACGTTGCACCATGTCACTTCCTCCTACGTTTGCGAGCCTGATGCATGACCGACTCGGTGATACTGAACAACACCATGCATATAAATATGAAGCACCCTATCACTATCACAAACTCAGTGTCTTGACCGTGCATCATACACCCCCTTTCAGGTAAACGGACCGCCATCCTCCCCTTTCCTTGCCATCGTTATGGTACGGCCACGCTCGTGCTTCAAACCTTGCTATCTCTTCCACCTCTTCTGCCACTGCATCCAAAAACGCACCGTCATTATCAAACGAGAAGCGGTATTCGCTATCATATCGGCACCGTGTTGTGCCAAATCTGCCATCGTAATCCACAACGGTATCTAGTGTGCCATCATCGCCTATGGATATAGATTCTCTTGGGTTACTCATTCCGCCTCCTTGTCATGTGGTAGTCGCAGACTTGGACGCCCTTGATGCATCCACATTCTGTTTCCTCTTCCACCCATTTGGGTCTATCGTGGTTAGGGTTCTTACATAGGTTCCGGCAATCACATGCCGGAGGATCTAATCGCCACACTTTCATTCGCGCACTCCCTT